CTTACCGGTAAGACTTAAAACCTTTCCCTGCCATGGCGCGCATTTTTCGCAAGCGCCCCTGTGAGTGCTGATTTTGATTAAATCGTGGCCGTGTTCCAGCAACCTGTTCTTCGTGCCTTCCAAATGGCACTCCATCGTAGAAGTGCGAGCAACCATCTCAGCGTATGTTTCCATATTCCATTCCCTGCCCGCCTTGTCACGGAACCCTGTGACACCTTGTTCAGCTAATTGTTCACGATATTTTTTAGCTACATCCTGCCAAGTCTCGTAGCCCACGACGCTGCCCCTGATACTCTCCAGCGCAACATCACGATAAATATCATCGAACCTGCGGCCAATAAAATCAGCTACATCTTTAAACCGGTTATAAGTATTCTCTGCCAACACCTGCGCCGCTTGCTGGTGGATAGATCCGAAACCGGCAATAACACCGCCACCGTATTGCTTGATCTCGCTTTCTGCAAACCGCACGCCGCTTGTATAGATACGCGGTATAGCTTCTTCGCACCAAGTCCGAGAACCATCCAGCAGAGCATTTAATATCGCCCGCACATTTTGGAGCATATTTTTCATATAATCAAGATCGTCGCCTTTTAATAGCCCCCGGTTTATTTCGCGTAATATTTCTTTTTCAGCCTCGGCATAAAACTGTGTCAACCTGCCTACCTCGGCATTAAACCGTGCCAACCTATCTGTATCCTGCATTATTCTTCACCGCCCGCAGCTCCTTCACCGCCTAAGGGTGGCAATTTGATCCCCGTATCCGGCGAAGGCCCGGCAGTAGCCGCTCTGTCCCCGCGAATACGTTCAAGCTCCTGCTCTAAAGCCTCACCATCCAACCCATCAAGTCTCCTAACTGCGCTCTCTAAACTTGTCGTGCCTGACGTCATGCGTTTAGATTCAATATCCGCCTGCTCCATCGGGTCATTAGGTAAACCGTCAGCCCATTCGATTTGCGGTATAGTAGGCTCATATCTCCCTTTACCATGCGTAACATCAAGCACCTGCGCGGCATACAAAATGTTTTTTAACGCCTGATCGAAATATAGCTGCTTGCGGTTAATCTTTGCTATTGTGCGAATCAGCCTGAATTTTAATGCTCGCCCTGAATCTGCCACGCCCTGCTTATCAAGTCCAAAGGCCGCCGGGGATACTTCCGACATCATCATCAACAAATCCAGCAATTTGTCTATCTGCCGGAAAGCAGCATCTAACTGTGCGTCCCACACAAGGTAACGTGGCAAATCGCTTGCATTGATGTTTTCATCTATCTCCATGCACTGCAGAGCTTCTTTCTCGATATAATACCGTCCCAACCGCTCATCATACTCCATCGAACCAGGCGGTAGAATCAATTTCGGGTCTGAGTGTTTATCAAGGATCGCATCTATTTTTGACACACGGTTATTGAGCGCATCGAACATGCTCTCTAAGTCGTAGTAATCACTGATACCCCAGAACATATCGTCCAGCCGCCAGTTCGGAATATGCTCCACCAGCAAACCCTCATAGCCCGTTTCCTGCTCTTCCTCAAGCCCCGCATACTGGGAGATGGTCGAAAGTTTAACCTGCTCTTTTACAGTTTCGCCGTCCAGCAACCATAGCTCGTTACGGATTAACCCCGGTTCGTGGATTTCTTTTCTCAGGTATTTTTTGCCATTTTCTTCCTTCACCCAAGCCAAAGTAGCACCCATCATTTCTTGAACATTATCACCGTTCAAATGTGGGAAGAAATAATCAGCAGGAACAGTTTCAATTATCACCTGCTGCTCTTGATCCCAAGCCCTTCTTTTGCCGAAACGTGCTTTAAGCACGGTATCGCCCCGCCAGCTTGCAGACAGCGCCATCTCGTAATTCTTAATATGCAATTTATTACTATCAACTATATTATTGATAGCTTCCTGCTCTGTGCTACCTTCTTCGCCGACAATAAATCGCACTTGCTCACCGAACAGCAAATCAGCGCATATTTTGGAAATTAACCCTGCGTAATTGCAAACGATATAAATTATCGTCTTATCCATTTCTTTGTTAAGCCACACATCTATTCGGGGAAAAACAAACTGGTGTCTGCCCATGAATAATTTTCGGTATTTTTTGTAGCCTTCCAATCGCTCGCGTGCTTCTTCCGGAGGCCATCTTTCAAATTTCTCCGGCATCTTTTATCACCACCCTGCGGGTTTTTGCCTGTATGCTTTAACTGCTCGCTGTCCAGAACCAAGCCTTAACAATGCCTGTGAGGTAGCGTCCACCTGATCATCGTTTGCGCCGTTCGGGAAAGCGGCAAATTCCTCAACGTAATCATGTATCCAATGGGCTATAGAAGGATCAGGAAGGTAAACGTTCCCCGCTTCAATGTCCGGGCTAACTGCCTGCAACCTTGCCATTTTACCGCCCTCCGGATTAACTGCTATCAACCCGGATATTTTGCTTTTCAGAGTTGCAATAACCGCCGGGCCGTTTGCTTTATCCTCAATGAGCTTTGCCCTGGCCTGCGGCCATTTTGCTGACAATGATTTGACAGCCCGCACGGTAGAAGGGAAGTCCATTTTATCCCGCACCTGATCCAATAAATACTTATCTGCGCCTCTGCGCCCCCACACCTGCCCGACAACATAATCTGATGCTTGTTCGTCTTTAAAAGCGCAATCCCAGGATTGAATAATCTCATCAAACCGCGAAGGCGCTTGCCGGTAATATCTCCACCATTTTCGCTGTATGATATTGCCCTCCGGCGGCGAAGGCTGCTGCTGATAAAGCGCATTCCAAACATAGCTGCCAACTTCACGCTTTTTATTAACAGCCCATTTCCAGTCATATTTCTCCGGCCACAAAGTTTCCCCTGTCCTGCGGCCAAGAGGGTCACCCGCTTCATCTTCGCATACAGCCGGCAAACGAATTATCTCCCAGTTTTCTTTATCGAAGTTCAAAATGCGCCCGGCCAGGTCATCTTCGTGCCATCGTGTAAGAATAATAATCACTGCAGCGCCGGGCTGCAACCGGGTAAGTAAAGTATTTTGCCACTCGTCCCACAACCTGTTGCGGTAGGTAATTGAATCCGCTTCCATGCGGTTTTTAATCGGGTCATCTATAATCAACAGGTCAGCACCCTGTCCGGTAATACTGCCGCCAACACCAACACTGAGCATACCGCCACGATAACCGGCAATTTCCCAGTTCGTCATGGACATTTTCTCGCGGCTGAGACTTATGCCGAATATCGAATCGCCAAATTCATTTAATTTCGACCGGTTAGCTTTGCCGAAACGATATGCCAAGTCTCCCGAATAACTCACTGCAATAACGCGCCTGTCCGGGTTGCGACCAATAAAAAATGACGGAAATGTTTCTGTTACCGTCATTGACTTAGAATGTCGCGGCGGCATAAACAACATCACGCGTTTTAAGTCGCCGCGCTCGACCGCTTCTAACTTAGAGCAAATATACTCCGTATGCCTTGCATGCTCATAAAAGCCCCGGTGGACATATTCGCAGTAAAAACTGTAATCATCTTTCGCCAGAGCTGCCTCGAATTCTTCGTCGCCAATTTTCACGGATTCTATTGGCAAGTTCGGGGTCTCTAATAACCTGTTCGATAATATAGTATCGCTGTTCATCTGTTACATTAACACCTACCTGGCCGCTGTGCTTTAATCTATGCTCAAGGGTATCCGTCATCTCGCCAAGGGCCAACTTGCCTATCCTCTGATAACGTTCTAACGTAAATCCTAAATCTTTGAGCATATTAATAGGCATAGGGTCTCTACCCCTGCTCTCCCTAAGCCTATCCTGCATTTTAAGAAAGTGGCCCTGAATATGTTTCAACGCCACGTCAACTATCCGAAGCACCTCAGAATCGAATTCTGCAGACTTTGAAGCAAGTTCCTCGAATTTTTTTTCTTGCCGTTTCTGTTCAAGTTTGGTGCGGTAGATGTTTCTTTGTGTCGCCCAATCTTCTTTGCCGGAACGCTGCCTTATTGTGCTTTCGGAACAGCCATATTTCTGTGCTAATTCTTGCAGAGTAGGGTAATGAGTATTGCCATCCTCGCTAACAATGCCTTCCACATATTCAGCTTTTATATCAGCCCAGGGATACTTTACGGGCATAACTTATCACCTGCCTTGTAATACTGAAACATAAAAATAATCTTCGCCAAGCAGCTTAAAGGTCTTCGTATTATGCGCTTCCAGCCGCGAAGCAAGCTCTTTTTTATCCCCGCTGTGCCAGTAATCAAAAAGCTCTTTCAGCCCCCTATAAGCAGAACCGGAATTTTTACGATATGGCTCGTTATAATGAACCATGATAAAAGTGCCTCTCAGTTTACTCATAATCACATCAACCAATGAAGGCCGCATATAATTGAAGCTGAATAAAGCTATAACATTATCCAGGTAATTTGCGCATGATACATACTCTTCTGCGTCTCCTAACAAAAAAACGCCGTTATAACGCCTGCAGCATTTCTGTACCATCTTTGCGGAAATATCCAAACCTATATAATTAGGCGGCCTGCCTAAAAGCTCATAGCCCAGACCTAACCCGCTGCCAAGATCAAGAATACTGCCGCCGGGCTTTAGCTCCGACAACAGTATTTTTTGTAT